ATATTACTCTTACTTGGTCCCAAGTGTAATGTGCCAAATCATTCTTTTGCGTGTACTTCATTCTTCCACCTCCTTATATTACTCTTACTTGGTCCCAAGTGTAATGTGCCAAATCATTCCAAACCTTGCTCGTTAAGAAATTCCAAACATTATAAGTGTATTGATACTCATAATTTAAGTGTGCGGGTTTTATTTCCTCTATCGTCTTTGTTAAATCGCTCATATTCGGCGGAATTCCTTTAACCCCGACAAATTCGATGACAAACTTGTATTCGTTCGGATATTCAATAACCTCTACCTCTCCATTTGCAAAAGCCGAAGCGACGTTCTTAATCAACTCTTTTGTAACTGTACCATATCCTCGCAACTTTGCTTTTATTCTTTCTCGTCTAAATTGTTCTGATTTTGTTTTATCAACTGGCAATCCTAAAAATTGCTCCCATAATTCCAAACCCCAAGTCGCTGTATCCACAAAGAACTGTTCCAATATCTGGTCTAAAGTATCGTTCAACCTATCAATTTCATGCCCTTGTGCATCCCAGACACTTCTCATTATGCAACTGGTGAGATAATACGGAGGCATTCTTTCCAATATCCTATTTCCCGCTTCACTTATCATGTAAATGTCACCGTCCCAAGCACAGCTACTTCCTGCTCGCCTATTGGAATATTATTTGTAGCACCATTCACCAACAGGTTGGAATACTCCACCACCCCAGGCGTATCTAAAATAACGCTTCCAATCTTCACATATCGCACATCATTATCTTGCATAAATGTCAATGACTTCAGGTACTGTTCCACATTCTCCTTAACCGCTAATTGAACTGCTCCTACCTCATACCCAGTAGCTACTACTAAGTGGACACTGACATTAATAGCAACTGGGCTTGCAGGCTCTATATACACCCTCGCACCAATGGGAGCTTTGCCATCGCCAGTGTCTTTGCTGAACAAACTCTCATACGCTATTTTGTCTATAGTAACTGTGTTAACGGTATCGGTCTGCAACCTCTCAATTCTCAACTCGAGATGGTCTTGCCCATTCCAATAAAACTGCTGGTACACTTCACTTGACGCGTTTATGTCATCTGCACTAAACACAGTAAAAGCATCTTCGGTACTCGAAACATCCTTCTTTGCCCATGCATTCTGCGTACTATTCCAAACACCAACTTTCAGCAAATCGTTAACCCCAGCCCCCACCACCGCACTATAAACAATTACTTGCCATGTACCAGGTTGGCTAAATAAACTGTCAAACTGTACATGCTTCACCATACCCGAACCGCTACTACTATACGCCATAACCACCTGGCCTGAGTTAATCGTCACTCCATACCCCGATATAGTCAACGCCTCTGCCTCATAATCTATATGCCACGGTGGAGCTATATACTCCCTAACTCTTCTCAACAATACCTCGTCGGCAGGATTCATTTCCTCATCCACCAACGCTACGCTTACTGTTCCATTACCGTATTTAAGTGGTACTACAGACACTGCTCCAACCCCAGGCACCTCCATCGCCCACCTAATATAATCAGCTTTATTACCACTGGAACTTGGATTACGCACCCACTCTAAAAACCTTTTTAACAATGACTCGTCACTTTCTACATCTGCACCACCAGTAGTTGGCTGTTCATTTATTACACTCGCCACACCCTGCAATGGAGTACCTAACACCGTTATCGCACCAGCCACCACATTCCCACTTGCTCCTTCTTCTACTGCTTCAATAGGTATTGTCACTTCTCCAGCATCGCCTATTATTCCTTGCGCGGTTGTAACAAAAAATACCGCTGGAGCAAGCTCGCTCGATGGCGTTGAAATAATCGTTCCTTCAGGTATCCCAGTCCCAGGATCTCCCCTAAATGTCACATATCCAACAGACTTTGTGGCTGGCCTTCGATACACTCCATGCTCGGCACATCTCAGGTCTAAATATGTACCAAAGGTAGTTTGAGCAAATCCTCTACGTAACACTTCCTGAGCCCAAATTGCTGCTTCGGTCAACTCTACCGCTACTGGCGATAAAGCATCGTATATAAAAGACCCTTGGCTCTTATCCACATCATCGGGCACTTGTGCAAGCAAGGTAGCTAAAATGGTTTCGTATGTAGCATCTTGTAAAAATTCTGGTAGTTCCATTCATTCACCCCCTTAAATAAACTTTTATTTCTGCTGGTACTCCTGCGGCATTCACGATTATAAAGCTTACCGTCAGCTCATCTCCACTCCACTCAAACGTAAAATTCTTTACCTCTGCTGTCCTCGGATCTATCATAAGTGCCTCGGTAATTTCCTTTTCCAACTCCGCCTCGATTACAGCTCTGGTCGGCTGTTTCATGACATTTTCAATATCTACGCCATAGTCCCAGTTATAAACCACAAATGCAAGCCTCTGCGTTAGTACGGCCTTTACACACCACTGAGCCCAAGTCGTCAATCCATCAGCTTCTACTACATTACCCGCTCCATCTAACACAAAGTCGCCTGTGTCAAAGTCAAATAACCAACTTTTCGGATATGCGATACTGGTATCTTCTACCACCTCCACCAAATCGGGCATATCAAACTTCGGATAAAGGTCTGGCATTTATCCACTCACCACCTTACAAATTATTATCGGATCTCTGTGCTGGTTAACCCAAGCCACCAACACCCTATCGCCTGCTTTGAGTTGTGGCTTTAATTCTATCTTCACGCTCTCAATTTTTTTACTGTTCCAATCCCATCTCGTCTGCGGTGTGTTATACGTCTCTGGCGGTAACGGAGTACCTTCTTCATCGACAGGATATTCACCCATACCAACTATAGAAAAATCAGGCAACGTAATATCAGCGGTAAACTCAGCTACCATATAATCGCCTTTCTTAATTGGAGCGGCAAAGCTGTCAAGCTTCAAACTCAAATCTTCCTGTATTACGCCCAACTCCAAACTGTCAGGCCGATTAGTTATAGCCTTAATTCTTTCATCAAACACTGACGCAAGCTGGCTGACCGAATCCTTCCTCATTTTACCTCCATCCTCATAGACTTTCTTCCGATGTCATGCTCCACGCTCAACACTTCACAATACCCGTTTACCGTTCCAGCTACAATTTTGACCTTATCGCCCTTCCTAATAAACGGCACATCCACCGTCTCGACTGTTATCTTTCTCTTGGGCTTCCCGCTCTCATTCAATATCTCTTTCGCATGTGCCTTAGCATCGGCCAAACTATCATCGCTCGCCGCTTTTTCTATCTTCTGCAATATCCCATATTTCGTATCGCCATCCAAAGTAACAATGACTGGAGCTCTTCCTTCTTCATCCTCCGCACCTATCACCCTAACACGTGTTACCAAATTACTGATGCTTAAATTATTTCTCAGCGACACCACATTCTCGTCATATTTGAAAACGTATACATCTTGGTTGCTCATCTTCTTTAATACGTTTACCTTTCCTTTTATACTGCGTACAATATACTCGCCTGCTCCTTTATTTTTGCACTCCTTTAATATGCTCTCAATCATATCAGCCACACTCATCGCCCTAAACACCTGCTTGGACAACACTACGCCTGGTAACTGTATTTCGCCAATAGGAATATTCCACGCTCTAAAGATATCTGTCAACACATCTATCGCCCTTTGCCCAGCTCTATAATATCGGTCATCCTCACTCTTAAACAAATAAACTAAGTTATCGTATGCTTCTACCTCAACACTTCCCAACGGATCTGTCTGTGCTGTCCAATCAAATATCGTCCCACGGAACACTTCCTGCCCATCGGCAAATACGTATAAAGGAGTGCCCAAAGCGAGTATCTGATGCAACCATTTATTGCCTATTTTCTCGTTATAGACACTTATAGACAAATACGCTGGCAGTTCTCCTTCATTCTCTCCAAAAGCCCCAGAAATCAAAAATGGGCTTAGGTCAATCCTCGCCCCGTTGGTATCTACCGCCTCAACTTTATATTTCAGCTTTAATACGTCAACCAATTGTCAGCACCATCCCAGGCTTAATTAAATTTGGATCTTTACCGATAACACTTTTATTCTTCTCATATATCTGCTTCCACTTGCTACCATCACCGTAAACCTTCTTCGCTATCACCCACAATGTATCGCCAGCTTTAACTGTATATGTCTTGGGCTTTTCTGGTGGCGTTCTTTTCACTGATGCAGTGGTAGGCGTTTGCTTTGTCGCCTGCTCCTTCTCGGTATACACAATTAACGGCCTATACTCCACAAACTCAATTGAGTACTCGCAGTCTCCATATCCACCCGTCCATGTATGGTCAAACCTCGCAATGTAACAGTCCATGTTAATCGGCGTCTCGGTAATTAATAACCTAACTTTTACATTGTCACGCCTCCACCCAGAAATTATTCCGACTATAGCCTTCGGATCTTGCCAATCCTTCACAAATGACGCATTCTTCCTTACAGCCCCTGGGAGAAATCCTTCCCAACTTATCCTCGCTGGTGTAATGCCTCTTGCGTATGTTATTATTCCTAACTCAATTATATTTGTGTCAAGCATGTACGTCTCGGTATTAACCACCAACGCCTTGGGATTAATGGGCAGGTGTATTTTCGTATTGCCGCCTGTAATGTAAAATTCCATGACTACACCACCACCATATTAGAAAATGCCTTCCTCAAAGCAGGAGCTAACGTATCCACTATTTTATCAACTACCTTGTCCACATCAGCCTGATTATTTATAACGACCTCTTCCACCAACCCCCTGGTATCCAAATTAACATTTACCACTCTGCTTGTTTTCACTCCCGACTCCACCCTCACAACGGGCTTTGTCTCTGTAGGATATGCTGTATTCAAAGCACCTATTTGCACTCCAGCCTTCTGCCACAATTCATATGCTCTCCGTGTCCTTGTTAACGGGATTAC